TTGACAGACACACACGGCTCTGCAACGGCCTCCGCTGGCACCTCGCCCGCCCGCCGCACATCCATCCTCGACAACTCCCTCATCTGGTTCGGCGCGGGAGTGTCCGTGGCCGAGATCATGACCGGCACGTACTTCGCCTCGCTCGGTTTCGCCCGCGGCCTGGCGGCCATCGTACTGGGTCATGTCATCGGCTGTACGATGTTCTTCCTCGCCGGCTACATCGGCGCGCGCACGCGCAAGAGCTCGATGGAGACGGTGAAGATGAGCTTCGGCCGCATCGGCGGGCAGTTCTTCGCCATCCTCAACGTCATCCAGCTCGTGGGCTGGACCTCGATCATGATCTACGACGGCTCCATCTCCGCGGCGGCCGCCTTCCCCGGCGCCCCGTGGGTGTGGGCGCTCGTCATCGGCGCGCTGGTGATCCTGTGGATCGCCGTGGGCGTCGAGAACCTCGGCAGGCTCAACGGCGTGGCGATGGCGTTGCTGTTCATCCTCACCATCGTGCTGTGCAAGGTCATTTTCTTCTCCGGTGCCGCGGCGGGCGGCACGCTCGACGACACGTTCACCTTCGGCGCGGCGGTGGAGCTGGCGGTGTCGATGCCGCTGAGCTGGCTGCCCGTGGTGAGCGACTACACGCGCGAAGCCGAGAAGCCGCTGGGCGCCACCGTGGCGAGCACGCTTGTGTACGGCGTGGTGAGCGTGTGGATGTTCGTCATCGGCATGGGCGCCGCAATGTACGCGGGGTCGTCGGATATCGCGAGCATCATGGTCGGCGCCGGCATGGGGCTGGCGGGCCTGCTCGTGGTGGTGTTCTCCACCGTCACCACCACGTTCCTCGACGCGTGGTCGGCGGGCATTTCGAGCGAGTCGGTGGTCGGCTCCGCGAAGGGCAAGTGGGTCGCGATCGGCGCGACCGTGCTGGGCACCGCGGCGGCGATGATCTGGGTGATGGACGACATCACGAACTTCCTGTACCTCATCGGATCGGTGTTCGCGCCCATGGTGGCCGTGATGATTGCCGATTTCTACTTCCTGCACCGCAGCCACGAGCGCGCGACATTCGACTGGCCCAATCTCGTGGTGTGGCTCGTCGGCTTCGTGGCATACCGCCTGCTCATGAACGTCGACACGCCGGTGGGATACACGCTGATCGACATGCTCGGCACGCTGGTGCTGGCGCTGATGGTCGGCGCCTTGCGCGGCAAGGTGCGTGGCAGGCGCGGGAAGTCTGGCGGCGAGGCGGCTGATCGCGAGGTATCCGGCGGCGAGGCTGCGCAGACGCGATAACCCGGCGGCTCCGTCGGTTCCTCCCCCGCGCGTTTCGCCCGCGGAGGAATCGACGGAGCCGTATGGCTTTTTCAACACGATGCGTCTATTATTATTGAGTTGCGGAAATCCGCATGGCGGAAATTCGCATGATGATTGATAACTGAACGTGCATCGATTCACTCGATGGATGGTTCACCGGGGCCGATCGGTTTCGACGGTGGTCTGTTCGTCGCAGGGAAGCGCGCCGAGAACGCAGGGGTCCACTCGTTAACGTCCTCCTGTAAAAGAATAAGTGCTAAATCTAATCGCACTGAGTTCGCTCTCGCTGCCTAAGCTTCGCGCTAGGATTTAACCAGCGAGCAGCCGCTCCGCTCACTCCTCCATGTCTTCGGGAGGATGTTGAACGTCGTTAAGAAGACTTGCTGATGCCGCCGGGTCGCAGGACGGCGTCGGGACTTTTTCTGTGAATATGCTCGCCGCCGGTTGTCCGCGACACAGGCGGGGGCAGAAAAACCGCCGAACGGCCAGCGGACTACGCGCGTAGAAGACTGGGAGTACGGTCATCGGACCGGGGTTCAATTCCCCGCGGCTCCACTCTTTCCAAGGCCTCGCACCCGCAAGGGTCGCGAGGCCTTTTCCATTGCGATTGCTGGGGTCCGGGGGTATGCGTGGTGTATGTCCGTGTGTATCCCGTGGTGTTCTTTTTGCACCAGTGTGTATGCCGGACGTGGGCAAAATGTGGGCAAAAAAGAAAAGCCCCGCCCGCCCCATGGAGGGGTGGACGGGGCGCACGGCCGTCGCACGTGCTATCGGCTCTGGCGGGCCGGATTGTAGGCGACGCCGAATCCGTTGGCGATGAGCGGGGCGACGTACCCCGCCACGGCGCACGTGACGGTCAGCCACGCGGGCGAGTCCATGAGCGCGCTCACGAGCGTGCCCACGCCACCCAGAATGCCGAGCAGAAGGCACGTGATGTAGATGGCGGTGCGGACGGTCGCGCCGAACACGGGCGTGTACCCTGCCGTCGCTTGCTGTGGGTTTTCCGCCGTCCCCGTGGTCACGGTCGTGTCGGGCACTGCGGGGAGCGTGGGCGCTCCAAGGATCGCCGACACGTCGTCGGCAGTGAGATTCGCGGAAGCGGTATCCGTGGAAGCGGTATCCGTGGAAGCGATGTCTGTCATTGCGCCCTCCCCTTACGCCTGGATGGCCTCGACGAAGCGCGTGCCGTACGGCGCGTCCTTCGACCCGAGATGCACCATCGGGATGTCCTTGCCCGTGCACGCCTTGTACACGGCGTTCAGCGCCGTCACCTGGTCTGGGTTCGTGAGTGTGTGAAGGCTCACGCCGTCGTAGTAGGACAGCGCCGGGTCGTCGTTGATCTGGATGATGCAGTGCATGTCATCCTCCTCCTCTGCTGTGGTTGTCGATATGGCGGGCGTGGTGGAGCCGGCGAGCGCCGCCCACTCCCCCGCGTCCATGTATGCGATGTCGAGGTCGAGGCGGCCCGCGTAGCCCGTGACCCTGCCCGCGCTCGAATACTGGCGGACCGTGCACGTGTACGCTCCCTCGTCCCACGGGTGCTCCTGCCAGCCGGTGGGGTTGTTGTTGGCGTATTGAGCCACCCACAGGCGCATGCCCAGGGCGTCGGCGACTGGGCGGACGGCGGGCAGTGCGCTGGCCGAGCAGTACAGGAGCGGCGTGCGGCCCGTGCAGTCGGTGACGGCCTTGCATACGTCGCGCAGGTACGCGGTGTCGCCCCACCTGCGGTTGCTCCCGGCCTCCCAGTCGATCGCCAGCACGGCGCGGCCAAGGTACGGGGCGACGGCCGCGGCGAAGTGCGCGGCTTCCGCCGCTGCGCCGCTCCCGTCGACGTAGTGGTACAGGCCGAGCAGTCGGCCGTTCGCGAGCGTCGCGTCCGCCTGTCCTGTCATGGTCGGGCTCACGTACGAGCCTCCCTGAGTCGCCTTGACGATTATGAAACGGCACGCGGGGTCGATGCTCGCGATGGTGAGCCCCGCCTGCCAATTGCTGATATCAATCCCTTGCATTGTCATGATGTGCCCTCCTCACTGTTGTGTGCGATGTACGGTCTCAGGTCGTCGGGCAGTCGCGGCTTGGGATGCAACGACATGTACCCGGGGTCGATGGCGGTGACGGCCGGGTCCAGCCAGTGGCACAGGGCGCGGATGTACCGGACGGCCGACACGTACGCGGCCTCCTCAGCCTCCAGTTGGTCGACGCGGGCGGCGAGCCTGTCGGCGCGTTTGCGCTGGTCTCCTGCCTCGTCGCGCAGTGGCTGGATCACGTCGACGGTGAGGATGTCCACTGCCTTGCGGGCGGCGTCCGCGGCCAGCGAGTCACGCTCCGCCATGGTGCGGCGGCGGCCTATGACCGCGGTGATGAGGCCGCCCAGGCCTCCGCCGCCGACCGCGGCGACCAAAAACGCCACCCAGAAGTCCATGGACTCCCAGAACGGCGGTATATGCGTCATCACGTGTCTCTCTCCTTATCCGATGGCCGTGGCGGTCCAGTGGAAGTGCATCTTCTGCGTGTCCGTGGCCCACTCGTGTGTGTCGCGGCGGAGGAGCCGCACCCAGAATCCCGCGTGGTCCACGCCGTGGACGATGGGTTCGAACAGGCGCGCCGACACGTCAGCGATACCGTCGTAATCCTCGGTGATGGTGACCGTCGGCTTGTCGTGGAAATGCGGGGAGAACTGGATGTGCACGCCGTCACCGGCAGGCACGTCAACCGAATACTCGCCGCGGGCGATGGCCTTGTACTCCATGCCCCCATACATGGCATAGACGTATCCTGGCTCGCCCAACGTCCCCGCATAGGCGATGTTGCCGACTTGGGCATAGAATTTGATTGTGCCGTAATCGGTGAAGTCGAACGCCTGCAATTTGATGGCGCTGGCTCCATCGCACGAATAATCTGTGATGGTGCCTACTGATGACCCGTCAGGGGATGCGTATGCTTCCGTTACGACTTTTGCGACGCCGTCTTTGGCGACGAACCTTCCCGTGGCTGTGATGCCGGTTCCGTCGCTGGGGATGCTGACGACGGTCTCGCCGTTCGAGTCGGTGCTGGTGATGCCCGTGTCGCTGATGGTGACGCGCCCGTTCGTCGTCTTGATGGTCGCGCCGGTGATGGTCTTGCCGTCGATGGCGTTGGCGGCGATCTTTCCGGCGGTGACGGCGTTCGCGGCCAGCTTGTCCGACGTGATGGCCTGGGCGGCGATCTTATCCGCGACGATACTGCCGGAGATGATCTGGCTTGCGCCGACGCTCCCCGCGGCTATCTTCCCCGACGTGACGGAGTTCGCCGCCAGCTTGTCGGCGGACACCGCGCCCGTCGCGATCTTGGCGGCGGTGACCGAGTTCACGGCCAGCTTATCCGACGAGACACACCCGGAGATGAGCTGGGCCGCGCTGATGCTGTTCGCCGCGATCTTGCCCGCGCTGACCGCGTTCGCCGCGATCTTCCCCGCCGTCACCGCGTTCGCCGCGATCTTGTCCGAAGAGACCGCGCCCGCGGCGATCTTGTCGGCGGACACCGAGTCCGCGGCCAGCTTATCGGCGGTGACCGCGTTCGCGGACAGCTTGTCCGACGAGACTGCGAGCGCGGAGATCTTGTCGGCGGTTACTGCGCCTGTCGCGATCTTGCCGCTGCTGATGCTCCCGGCTGCGAGCCTGTTCGCGGACAGGTAGCCAGTGGTTATCTTGCCCGCGTCGAGGCTTGCGATGGCCGTGTTGGCGAGCGGCTGGGCGACCCACGCGCTTCCATCGCTCGCATACAGGCCCGTGCATGTCGTGCCGGAGTAGACGAACCAAAGGTCTCCCGCCTTGCCTTTCGGCGTGGACGAGGTCGGAGGCGTGGTGCTGCGTATGATCGTGTTCTTCCCGTCGGCCGTCGATTGTGCGTTGCGTGCCGCGGTGTCGTCGGTGTACTTGGATGCGAGCGTCCAGTCGCCGGCCGCGTAGGATTGGGCGTCGGTCTTCGCCGTCGTACACACCTTGATGTCTCCCGCGGAGCCCTGCACCCACAGGTCTCCTTCGTCGTACGGCGGATTCGGAGTTGCAACGAATACGCGGCGTTTGCCGTCGGCGGTGTCCTGTGCCTTGGCGGCGTCGGCGAGGGCCTTGGTGACATCCACGTCCGTGATGCGCTGCCATGAGTATTCCTGGTCATACACCTGCCACCGGTAGCAGTAACCGGTGATGGTGTCATAGTACAGGTCGCCGAGGTGGTTGGCCTTGGTGGTGTCGCTGGTCCACTTGGATGCCGGCTCGTTGCCAGTGGTGGGCGGCTCGGGGTTGAAGTATGTCTGGATGCTGCCGTCGATCTGCCCCTGCATGTCCTCGAGTGTCTTCGCGGTGGCCGTGATGTACGCCGTCAGGTCGCTGTTGGCGGTGTCTGCGGAGTTTTGCGCCGCCTGGATGTCGCCGGTGAGGCCTTTGATGTCGGTCTGTGCCTGCGCGAGGTCGCTTTTGACCGACGGGAGCGTGGTGTTGTTGAGGGTGTCGATGTCGGTCTGTGCCTGCGCGAGGTCGCTTTTGACCGACGGGAGAGTGGTGTTGTTGAGTGTGTCGAGGTCTTTCTGTGCCTGCGCGAGGTCGGTCTGGAGCTGCTGCTGCTGCTTGTCGAGGTCCGGGAGCGTGGTGTCGTTGAGTGTTTTGAGCGTCGCGTCGAGCTTGTCGAGGTCGGACTGGAGTGCGCTCGGGCCGGTGACGGTGACTGTGACGGGCTGGCTGGCGGGGCTCTGGTTGGGCTTGGGGTTTCCGTCCGAGTCGTGCGCGTCATCGTAGGCGACGGCGGTGATGGTGGCGGTCGAGCCGACCGTCAGTCCCATGATGTCGAGGGTGCCTGCGGCGGTGAGCGTGCCGCGGACCGTCCCGTCGGCGAGGATATCGATGCGTTGGAAGTCGGCTGGCGGCTGCGCGCCGTCGAGCGTGCCGTCCCATGCGACGGTGACTGCCGTGTCGCTGCTTGTTGCGTACAGTCCGGTCGGCGTGCCGGGGACGGTCGCGTCGTTGACCCACTGGCGGATGCCGCCGCCGTTCCCGGTGACGATGGTGCCGGTGCCGAGCGGCTTGCCGTCCGCGTCCTTCTGCCCGTCGGGCACGAACGTGCTGCCCGCGTTGGACGTCTGCTGGCTGCGGGCCGTGTCGAGCGCCTTGCTCGCGAGGCGCGCGACCTTCTCTAGGTCGCTTCCGCCGATCTTGATGTGCTTCACTCTTGTCCTTTCATCGGATTCCCTGATACCAGGGGACGGTCGCGACGTCGAAGAGGACCTTGACCCGGCTCCCGCCGTCGCCGCTCATCTCCATGAGCGTCATGTCGTACTCGCCGTCCGGCAGGCACGGGTGCCCCTGCATGTCGACGACGCATCGCATGCCGGGCCACACGCTGCCCAACTGGGGTGTGCCGGGGTCGTTGAGGTCGTATTCCCCGCTTATCTGCATGATGGGCCTTGACTGGGCCGTGAGCTGCGCGAGCGCGGCCGACCGCAGCGCGTCGTACTGGTCCGCGTCCGTGTCCGAGTAGGAGGTTTCGCGCATCACATACCCGGGTACGGCGCCCGGCATGCCCATGTCCTCGGCGAGGCTGGTCAGCGTCTCCGCGTCCTGCCCGCTGCCTGTCGCGTACACGCGCTGGTAGCTCATGGCCCAGTCGACGCTCACGTTCTCCAGCGTGCCGCCGCGCGGCATGACGCTCCAGTACGGCGGCACGGCCGGCTGCGGGAGGCTGGGGTCCGTGTCGCTGCCGGCGAGGAACCTGGTGCGCACGCGCGTACCGTCGGCCGTCAGATAGGGGCGCCATTGCATGTCCGGCCCGTCGGACAGTCCGGCGATCTTGTCGAGGATGTCCTTGCCGCTGAGGTTGGCGACGTTCCACGCCTGGTATGTGCGGGTGTGCAGGGTCGCGTCCTCCCCGCCGACGCGCGTGTGCCTCTCGCCACGGTACTGCCAGTCGACGGGCAGGAGGCCGCCGGGTTTCGCGTCGGTGCACTGCCAGCCGACCTCGCTGGCGATGCCACGGTAGGTCATGCCGCTCCATGAGAGCACGCCGCGCGCCCTCTGCTCACCGTACCCGCCTTCCGGCACGCAGTACCGGTCGGCGAGGAGACTGTACACGCTGCTGACGGTGATGGTGACGCTCGTCCAATCGCATGACAGGCCGCTGATGACGCCGTAGAGGAACGGCGTGCCGATGCTGCCGGCGCGGATGTCGCCGCTGGTGCGGGCGAATGCGACGATGGCGCGTCTCTGCGGTTCGATCGCGTGCCACCTGTCCTGCTGCGTTTCGCCGGGTATCGCGCTCCACGGCACGTCGACGTCCTTGACCTCGTCCTTGCCGACCTGCCTGTTCTTGATGGTGCTCAGGCTTGAGTCGCCGACCGTCAGGCTCCAGGAGGCGCGCCCGAGGTCGATGGGTTCGCGCAGTATGCCGGTCTGCGCGTCGGCCAGCCAGTAGTCGATTCTCATCACGCGACCCCGAGGTCGATGACGTCAAGGCTGCGCAGACCCTGCCACGTGGCCTGCGGCGCCCCCGTGTTGCCCATGGCTTGCACGCCGACGCTGTGCACGCCGGCGGGCAGTTCCGCCACCCATGTGACGGTCTGCCTGTTGTAGTATCTGCCGACGGCCACCTCGTCCGCGCCGTCGCTGGCTACAGCGCCGTCGATGACGAGCCGTACGTACATGCTTGAGTCTCCGCCGGCGGACGCGCGGAACGTGTACCGGAATTCGGCGAGCCTTTTGGTCGGGAGGTTCTTGGTGCTGGTGGCGACCTGCAGCGTCCACGCGCCGCTCCAGTCCTGCGCGTCTGTGCCGGTGTTGTCGCCGTGCGCGATGCGGCCGATGGTCGCGCCGTAGGGTACGGCGGCCGCGCCGGGCGTGATGGCCGCGCCGGTGCTTGTGCTGGTCATGCCGGCGGCGACGTACGCCTGGGCGATGGTGATGCTGCCAGCGGGCAGGGATGGCGCCGTGGGCGATGCGGACGGAGTGCCCTTGATGACGCTCACGGTGACCGTGTGCGACCCGTCGAGAGAGGGGTCGAGCGCCTTCAGGGCAATCAGGTCGATGCGCGGGTACGTGGAGTCGCCTGCCGTGCCGGCGACCGTGCCGCCGTCGTAGGCTGCCACGCGCGTGCCGTCCGAGCCTCTGGGCACGACGGCCACTCCGGCGGCGACAGTGTATGAGAGGCCTCCGCCGCCTGTCACGCCAAGTCCGGAGACGATGCCTCCGGACGGGTAGAGTGCGGCGAGGATGCGGCGGTGGTCCGTCGCGGTCAGTCCCGTGCCAGTCGAGTCACGCCCGGTTCCGAGTGATCCGCTCATGTCTTGCTCCTTAGATGTAGGTTCCTCGTGTCTCGTATGTGACGCGGCCGCCCGCCGCGCCCTCGTAGGTGAGGGTGAGCGTCTGCCCGGGCGGTATCGTCGGCCACTGGCGGGCGGTGAACGACGGGGTCATGTCGAGGCCCGCGTAGCTTGCCGTGCCGTGTCTGGTGTCCGCGATGATGGGGGTCGTGCTGCCGGGCGGCGGTGAGCATGCGACGCGCCCCGCGCCGCCAAGCCCGTCATCCCACTTGATGCCCACGGTGCCGGAATGCCCGGCGGCGAGGGTGAAGCCGAGAGTCGGGTACGCGGCGTGGTTGCCGTGGTTGACGAGCGTCGCCGTCCACGAGCCGCCGGAGGACCTGTTCTCGTGGTAGTCGACCGGGTAGTCGGCCGGGTACGTGAGCCCGCCCAGCACGGTGGCCGTACCGGGTTCGAGCACGCCCATGGTGGGCGTCGCGTCGTATTTCAGCGGGTCGGCGCACACGATGGTGATGCTCCCCGTGTCGGCCGCCTCGACCCACGTGCCGCTCCACGCGGGGGTCACGTACCCTGTCGCCTGCCGCGCAGTGCCCGCGTCGTACACGGTGAGCGTCACGCCAGCGCGGCCCATGAACATGCCGATCGCGTCACGCGCCTCGTTTTGCGTGTGCCTGTCGCCGAGCACGGCGTAGTTGATGATGATGGTGCGCGCGGAGTAGACGATGTCTTCGTCCGCCGGCGTGTGCGCGCCGTCGCCCGACTGGAGTTCCGTCAGGCTCGTCTTGGCGCTGGGCGCGCTCCACCATCCGTCGATCCCGTCATCCGTGAGGACGAGCGGGATGCGTCCGCGCCCCGCCTGTCCGCCGACCCACAGGTCGGGCAGACCGGGCGCGCGGAGACGGCACTGGATGGTGCTTGCCGTCCTTGTCATCAGATCACCTCCCGTGCGAGTGTCCGCGCGAGGATCGGCGCGGCCACGTACAGGTCGTCGTCGGCGCGGATGATGGGCGCGGTCAGGTTGACCGTCGTCCCGGCAGCCCGCCCGTAGGATGCCGCGGCGGGCTGGAGGCCCGTGGTGCCGCCGCCGACCGTACTCCACGTGACGCCAGGAACTGGCGCGGGCACGCCGCTGACGGCCTCCATCATGTCCTCGGTGGCTAGCCGGACGCCGGTACGGCCGTCGCGGATGCCGAGCGCCATGCCGGCGGGGATCCATTTGCCGACCTCGTCGCGCATGACCTTGGACGGGCTGCCGATGCCGAGCACCTGCTTGGCCCAGCTGACCACGTTGCCGCAGATGCTGCTGATCTGGTCCTTCAGCCAGTTGAACTTGTCGCTGATGCCGTTCCACAGGCCTTCGAGGATGTGCCCGCCGACGTCCTTGAGCCATTCGCCGGCGTTCTTGAAGCAGTCGAGGATCTTGTCCTTGATGCCCTTGACCTTATCGACTACGGTCTTGACGGCGTTCTCCGCGGCGGTCGACAGGCCGTTCCAGATGTTGCTGAAGGTGTCGCTGATTCCCTGCCACAGGTTGTTCCACCAGGCGGCGATGGGGTCGATGACGCTGTGGATGGCGCTGCTGACGGCGTCGACGACGCCGCCGACGAACCCGCAGATCCCGTTCCAGATGTTGGTGAAGAAGTCGCTTATCCCCTGCCACACGCCGCTCCACCATGATGCGACGGCGTTGAAAACCGTGGTGATGGTGTCGCTGACGGCATTGACGACACCGCCGACGAACCCGCAGATCCCGTTCCAGATCGCCGTGAAGAAGTCGCTGATGCCTTGCCAGACACCGCTCCACCAGCTGGCGATGGCGTTGAACACGCCTGTGATGAAGTCGCTGATAGCGGTCACGATGGGCGTGATGAACGCGAGGATCGCGTTCCACACAGTGACGAACACCGTCTGCACGCCTCGCCACAGTGTGACGAACACGGCGGCGATGACGATGCCCACGTCGTAGAAGAACTCGCCCAAACCGGTTAACACCGGGACGATGAAGCCGAGGATCGCGTTCCACACGGTGGTGAACACGCTGCTGACAGTGTTCCACACGCCCTGCCACCAGCTGGCAACGGCGTTGAACGCGGTCGTGATGGCGCCCGCAATCGAGCTGACGACGCCTCCGACGAACCCGCAGATGCCGTTCCACACGTTGGTGAAGAAGCTCCCGATTGCGCCGAACACGGTCCGGAACACGTTCAGGATGCCGTTCCACACGTTGGTGAAGAACGCGGCGATGTTCGACCAGACCTGCCGGCCTGTCTCCGTCTTGGTGAAGAAGAGCGTGAGACCGGCGACGACCGCGGCGATGACGGTGAGGAGCGCGCCGAGCGGGTTGGCGGCGATGATGGCGCCCAGGGCGCTGAACGCGCTTCCGATGGCGCCGAGCACGCCGGTGACCGCGCCGCCGATGGACGAGAGCGCGCTCAGTCCGTTCTTGACGATGCCGAGGCCGCTGCCGAGCGCGGACAGGCTCGCGCCGATGCCATTGCCCTCGGCGACGAGTTGGAAGAACGCCTTGATGTTGCCGGCCGACGTGCCGATGCCCTGCGCGGCCGTCGCCACTCCTTGCAGCACGCCGGGGAGCTTGCCGAGGACGCCGACGACAGTGCCGATGGATGATGAGACACCCTTGAATGCAAGTCCGCCGGCAATCGCGTACAAGGCTGCCGTCACCACGCCCTGGTGGTCGGCTATCCACTGCAGCGGCGTGATGATCCGGTTGACCGCGTCCGCGAAAGAGTCCGGCGGTATGGCCGCCATGACGGCCTGCGCGAAGTCGCCGAAAGCCTTGGCCACCGTCACCAGTGCCGAGCCGAGCGCCCCGACTATGCCGGCCTCGTCAACCTTTTGGAAGAAGCGCGAGAGCCAGTCAATCGCTGATGAGACCGCCGGCATCAAGGAGGCCACCGCCATCCTGATGTCGAAGAAGACACCTTCGGCGATGCGGCCGGCGTTCTGCGCGTCCGGTATGATGCCGGACAACCCCTGTGACAGGGTTATGAGCGCGGTGTACATTTCGTCGACGGTGCTGTTGAAGGCGTTTGGCCCTGCCATGGACGAGAATTCGCCGAGGAATTGTGCGAGCCAGTCCTTGGCGTTGCCAAGCGCGTAGCCGGCGCTCTCGGCTGCGTCCCTCACGGCGAGGAGGACCGTGACGAGCGGACTGTCCTCCTCGACATTGAGCGCCGCACCGATCTCGCCCGTGAAGTCGCCGGTCGACAGGAGCTGGATGACTGCGCTGATCTTGTCGCCGATGCCTTGCAGCGAGTCCGCCGCCTTCTGCCCGGCCTTGGTGAAAGCGCCGCCCAGCTGGTCGATGACGGGCTGGAGGCTCGCGGTCAGCCCGTCGACGGCGGGGATCGCCGCGTTGAACACGGTCTTCAGCGCGGCGAGCGCCGGGGTGGCGGCCGCCGCGCCGAGACGCGACAGGGCCGCCTTGACGTTGTCAAGCGCGCCGCTGAAGGTCTGGCCGCTGGCGAGTGCCGAGCCGCCGAGCGACGCCTGCATGGCGTCCGCGAACGTCTGGAAGTCGATCTGCCCCTTGGACACCATCTCGCTGACGTCCGAGGTGCTCTTGCCAAGCTGTTTGCTCAGGGCTTGGAGGACTGGCACGCCGGCGCTCGTGAGCTGGAGCATGTCGTCGCCCTGGAGCTTTCCGCGAGCGGCGACCGAGGAGAAGATGGCGCCGACGTCCTGGAAGCTTCGGCCGCTGATGGTGGCCGTGTCGCCGATGGTCTTCAGGACGCTGGACAGCTGCTGTCCGGGCTTGATGCCGCTGGCGACCATGGTGGCGGCGACGCTGGCCGCGTCGCCCAGACCATACGCCGTGCCCTTGACCGAGGCCATGGCGTCGGACATGATGCCGGCGACTTCCTCGGTCGAGTGGCCGAGGCCGGTGAGCTTCGCCTGCGCTCCTTCGATCTGGAGGGCGCGGGTGACGCCGCCGGTGGCGGCGAGGCCGGTGACGGCCGTGGCCATGCCGCCGATGGCGACGGCACCGGCCTTGCCGGCCGTGGCGACGGCGCCCACGGCCTTGCCCACGACGCCGCCCACGCCCTTCAAGGCGCCGGACAGGCCGCCGGTAAGGTGTTCGCCGAGGGTCTTGCCGGCGGAGTCGCCCGCCTTGCTGACCTCGCCTCCCAGACCCTGCGTCAGGGCGTTCCTGATGCCCTTGAGCGAGGGGACGATCTGGACGTATGCCTGGGCTACCTGTGTCGCCATCATGCCCTCCTAGTGGGTCTGGGTTGTCTCTGTTTTGCCGCGGGGACGGCTGAGCATGTCGAGCACCTGCTCCGTCGTACCCGATGCGACGGTGGGGTCGCCTCGCCCGTCGCGCTTGCCGTCGCCGGGGCGCGGCCACTGGTCGCGCCACCTCTGCCCCTTGGGGTGTTTGCTCATGCTCCACGCGATCCACGCGCACGAGTCGCGCAAGCTTGCGAGGAGCGCTGTCCTCTCGTCCCACCCGGCGCGCGGGTCGAGGCGGTGCCAGACGAGCGCGTCCAGCGGGAGGTTGGCGGCGAGGTCGGCCGCCCGCAGGACGCGGATGCCCGCGCCGATGTCGTCCACGTCCAGCCCGTAGACGCGCTGCATGTCGGCGCGCAGCGTGTCAGGGGCACGGACGCACATCCGCGCGAGCGTCAGGAGTTTGGGGCCGCGGTGCTCAGGACCTTGGTGAGCGCGTCCATGACGCCCTGCACGGGGATGCGGCCCTCGTCGTCGGCGAGAGTGGCGAGCACGGCGCGGTACTGCTTGCCGAAGATGCGGCGCACGATGTTCACGACCCTGAGCTGGTCGCCCACGTCGGTGGACTCACCGGTGCCGGCGGCCTCCACGCGTGACAGATCGTCGAGGAACGTCCAGTCGTCGAAGGCTTTGAGGTCGACGGTCACGGTGACTCCGTTGACGTCGACGGTCACCGTCTGCGGCGCTGGGATGCCTTTGGTCTGCTTGGGCTGGCTCACTGTCTATCACTTCCCCGCGGAGGTCGAGGTGGTCGATGTGATGGGCGCGACGTACTCGGTCATGGTCACGCCGTCAGCGTCGGCGTTGCACGCGAGGGTCACGCCGTATCCGACCGCGTCGGACGCGGCGTAGGTGATGGAGTCGCGGTCACTGACGGTCGCGTCGGGCACGACGAGGCGCTTGACGTGGTTCCAGCCGGCCATGAGGATCTCACATACGATGACCTTGCCGGTGCTGTCCGGCTGCGTGTGTTTGACGGTGAGCGTGGTCGAGTCCGTGCCGGTGACCGAAGAGTCTCCGTACAGGAGCTTCATGCCTGCGGCGGTCGTCTCGATCATCGTGAACGCGAGGGTCTCCGAATAACCGGACACGACGGTGAGGGCGTTGGTGCCGCCCATCTCGGTCACGTCGGTCGTGTCGATCGACGGCTCGTTCTCGATGCCGTCGTCGGAGAGCATACCGAGGGTGACGAAAGCGGGGTCGAGCGCGGCCGTCGCGTCCGTGGGCAGGGTCGTGCCCTTCGGTGCGACGTACACGACGCCGCTGACTTTCTTCGGCTTGCCGATTGCAACATTGGACATGATGTCCTCCTAAAAGTACAGATAGTGGAAAATCTGGGGGCGTGTGCCTAGAGGACGCACGTCATGGTGAGCTGCGCCGTCCAGCGCGGCCACACGGGGTCGGACGGGTAGGAGTCCTCGACGATGCCGTCGACGCGGCTCATGCCCACGTCAGGGGATTCGTCGGCCATCGACCGGAGGGCGGGCGCGAGCACCCGGTGCATCGTGTCGGACGCCGTCCACGGGGTCGGAGCCCACACCATGACCGTCAGCTGCGCGGTGTCCACGTGGTTGCGCGTGCTGCCACCGGAGCGTTCGACGGTGACGTACGTGCCTCCCGTGGGCTTCGCGCCCTCCGGCAGGGTGAATCCGATACCCGCGCCGGACAGGCCGGGAACCGTCTTCAGGTAGGCGACGACAGTCTGTTCGGCGTTCACTCGGAGCCTCCCGTCTGGCATTGGCCGACGGCCTTGCGCAGGAGGTTGTCCTTGCGTGCGGCGATGGCGGCTGGGATCGTTGCGGCGCGCACGAGGGCGATGGTGCCGACCCGCGAGTCGCGCGCCTTCGCCACCGCGAATGTCGCGGCCGCCGACTGCCTGTAGTAGGGGCTTTTCGGCCTGGTGCGCGCGTACCCGCTGAGCGAGTGGCCGGCGGCGAGCCGGTTCGCGGCCGAGCAGACGCGCGCGGCGGCCTTGTCCACCTCGCCGACGATGCCCGGGTCGCGGCGCAGGGCCGTGAGCCCCGCGCCGTCGAGTTTGACGATGACCTGTGCCATCGTTGCCTCCTTACTTCATGGCGGTCAGTTGGACGACCATATGCCACCTGGTGGGCGTGAGACCGCCGTCGTATGGGTGGGGGTCGCCCACGACCTCGTACTCCGTGCCGTCCGCGAGGCGCATGCGGCAGCCCTTAAGGCTGTGCCACGCCCACGCGCGGGGCATGTAGGCGGTGCGGGCGACGGTAACGCCGTCCGGCATGGTCTGCTCGGTGGAGTCCGATTGGGAGCCGTCGGCGACGAGCACGTCATCGACGGTCTCCTCCATGGTGCTCCAGAGGGTGCCGCCGGCCGGGTCCTCGCCCGCCTTCGATCGGCGGATGATGGTGACGGTCTCGCCTCTCACTGTGCGCCTCCGAGTTGGCTCATGTCCGTGCTGCCGAGGCGCACGGTGCCGCCGAGAGCCTTCTTCTCAGCCTTGGTCAAATACAGGTCGCCGGATGGGTTCGAGTACGACCATGACTGGCTGAAGGGGCCGGCGGTCTGGCTTGACTGGGTGACGCCGGCCATGTCGCCGGACTGGAGGGCGCGGATGACTGCGGCGCACGTGACGCGGCGCAGCGTGTCCGCTCCGGCCGTCTGCCAGTTGGGGCACGTGGTGCGGATAAGGTCGCCCGCATCCTCGATGAGCGCCCCGCACCGCGTCTCCTCGGAGTCCGAGAGGGCGCGCCACCGGGCGGTCACGTCCTCCACGGTCGCGTAAACGTCCGTCATGGCGCGCCTACCCTTCGAGTACCCCGGCCTCGCGGAGCGACGCGAGGAGCGCGTTGACCGTCGCCGTGACATCGGCGACAGTCTTACCCTTCGCGTCGTCGACCGCGCGCGCCCTGCGTGGGATCGCTGGCGTGCCGTCTGGGTTGACGATGCTGACCGGCGCGCTGGACAGCACGCTGCCGCCGGGCGCGTCGGTCACGACCAGCCTCTGGACCGGGTACATCATCGCCGTCACTTCCCCGCCGTGCCCGTGGCCGCGGACTTGAGGACAGCGATGCCCTTCGGGTCGAGCACCGCGTACGCGAACACGGCCTCGGTGCGGTACGCGACCTGGTTGACGGCGCTCAGGTCCACACCGGTCTGGTCGGGGTCGCCGTAGGGGATGATGGTGCTCGTGACGTCGCGCACCATGCCCCACTTGATGAGGCTGAAGTCGCCCATGAACGCGAGCACGTTGGTCGCGGTCTTCGCGAGACGCCCGTTGACGGTGCCGCTGGTCGCGGCCTTCACGCCGTCGAGCGTGCCGGCCTGGAGGTTCAGCGGGATCTCCGGGAAGTAGCGCATGCCGGTGGCGGGCACGCGGAGCTTGCGGAGTCTCGCCGCCCACGTCTTGCTCAGCGCGACGCCGTTCACGTCGTACAGGTCGTTCACCGCGGAGGCGAGCGCGTCCACGTTGGCGATGTCGTCGTCGCCCGCGGTGACCTGCACCGCGGTGCCGCTCAGCGCGTCATACCCGGCCAGCGCCTCGCCGCTCTTCGGGTTGATGGCGTGGAGCACGACGTAGTCGAGCGCGCGGCCGATCGCCGCGGCCTGGTCCTCCTGGATCGCGCTGATGATCTGGAAGCGGTTGTCCTCGTCGGCCCACTGGAGCTCGCTCGTGACGCGGGTCGTCGTCTGGACTTTGAAGCGCTTGGCGGTCACGGTAGTCGTGTCCTGCTCGTAGCTGCTCTTCGTCTGGCCCTCGGCCGTCACGTCGGCCTCGCTCCGGCCATTGAAGACGAGGTAGTCGCGGTCGGTGAAGACCTGCGGCGTGGACGGGCTCAGTGCGGCGATGACGCTGGTGTCCTTCGCCTTGTTGATGACTGCCGTCACGACTTCGTCGGGCAGCTTGACCTTGCCGGTTGTCATTGCCATGGAATATTCCTCCTTGTTCGTTCAGAGCTGGGCGAACAGTTCGTCCACCCATTCGCGTGATTTCTGCCCGGCCGCCTCGTGCCTGGGTGTGCTGCCCTGGCCGTGTGTGCCGGTGTGGATGTGGCGCCCGATGGTTTTGGCGGCGTCCATCATCGCTTCCTCGCTGTCGGCTGACACGAGGGAGAGGATGTCCGTAGGGATGGCGTACTTGGCGGCGGCGGCTTTGACCCACGCGTCGCGCTGCTCCGCCGTCTCGTACTCGGCGACCTTGCCCTCGAGCTCCTTGAGGCGGTCAGCGTCGGTCTTGGCCGCGTCGGCCTCCCCTTTGAGCTGGTCCGCCTGACGGCGGTTGGCCTTGCTTCGCTCCTCCCACTTGCGGGATTCGGCGACGGCCTGCTCGTACTTCGCCTTCCAGTCGACCTGCGGCCGCTCCGGTTCCTGCGCGTCGCCGTGCGGCTCCGCGCCCGCCGTCACCGCCGTCCCGTCCGTCTGGGTGGTTTCGTCTGCCATATGCCTGTGGCTCCTTTGCTGTGATCCGGGCCCCGTGCGGGGCCCACCGTTCCACGCGCCGTGCGGCCCGTGGAGATTCGCGGCCGTCCCCGGATTTGCACCGGGACGCGGGGCTATGGGCAACCCCGCGCGCACTACACGACAGCCACACGCCCCCTCACACGGACGGGGCAAGATTTTGTTGCTATGCGTCGTTTCCCGCATGCTCGTCGCCCTCGCGACTCATGCGGGAACGCGCACCCGGAAGGTACATGCCTCGCGCCGAGTTCTTCTCGAACACACGCCCGCAAGACAGTCGCAGCTCGTCTGGCGTGATCTCGTAGGCGTCAATGAGGTTGGCCAGTGTCTGCAACACATCAGCCAGCTCATCCAGCATGGCGCGCCGGTTCACGTCCGAGCCGTCCTTGACCCACGCCTTACCAGCCTCGGCAAGCTCAGCCGCCTCCTCCAGACACTTCAGCACCTGCCACTTATCCGCCTTCTGATGGCTCGCATCGAACACTGCCATCGCAGGGAACGCCACCGTATCAAGCCGTGCCATCGCACCCACTCCGATCCGTGACGAGTTCCATGGCACGGTCGCCCAAGTGGAAGCGGAGGCGCTTCATCAGCACGTCCGCATACTCACGGATCGCACGCTCCTGGTCACTCATGAGCTCCTCCTCGCCGGACTCCTCCAACTCACGGAAATGCACAGCCCTGTAGTCCGAGAGCCTCTCCCTCCTGCCCACGAGCTCCCTGTACTCGTCGACCATGCGCATCAGATACCCGGGAATGCCATCAGACATGACCCCACCTTCCTTTCAGATATGCGAAAGCCCCGCCGGAGCGGGGCCAATTACAAGAAAAGCCGCCAGAAGGCGGCTAGAAAAAAACGAACAAGGTGAATCGCCTATCGCGATTTGCCGAACAAGTAGCCCAGGGACGTCGTCGTGACGACCTTGAGCATATCCACCACGGAATCGACCACGCCGGACTTCCCGTCGGGGAAGAACACGCTCGCAACGGCGAGGACGACGACCAGGAAGATGCAGACGTTGACGAACGAGCTGGCGCTTTGGTTCCGGAAATTTTCCACGCCCCACGCATGCCTCTGCTCCGGGGTCGGGGCCGGGGCCGCCTGCATCGCGTCACCGTCCCTGCTTTCGGACGGCGGCACGTCCTCCGTCGCATCGTCCGGGATGCCTCCGGTGCCCTCAGCGGCCATGGGGCGCGCCCGTCAGGAGATGGTCGAACGTGGTGTCATCCGTCATGTCCACCTCGTCCACGTACAGGTGGCCCCCGTCGTTAGCCTTCGACCAGGCGGAGCCGGGGAGATGCGTCACGCGGCTGAGGTACACGGCGTCATAGCCCTTCATCCTGTCCCAGACGACGTCCAGGACGGACCTGAGGGCCGGGCTTGAGCCCTCGTCGATCACATAGGACTTGCCCAGCGCGTCCTGCGCGTACCGCGTTATCCTGCCCGAGCGAAACCCCTTGAACTCGACGTAGACGCTCGGGCACACAGGACCGTACCTCCACGCCTGGAACCTCTCGGACACCAGGCGCCTCCCCGTGTTCCGCTGGTACATGCAGCACACGAAGAACAACAGCTTCTGCAACTTCATGGGCGTCACCGGGACGCCGTCGCGGAACGAACGCGCCAGGATGGCGTTCGCGATATAGGAAGGAGGCACGCCGGCACCGGACAGACCACCAGTGTTCGAATCATCGCAGGCCATGTCCGCTCCTTTCGCCGTTCCAGACCTTCACAACCCCAAGTTACTCCCGCGGGCGGCAGGTTCAAAGCTTTCCCTCTTTTTTCAGTCGTCTGTACTCGGCCTGCAGTTTGAAGGTGTTGACGGGCTTGCCGGCACGGTACAAGGCTATCGCATGACTGCTCACCCATTTATGCTCATCAGGGTCCTGTGGAGTAATGCCAAGTTCACGCTGGCGTTTAGCCTGTTCCTCCGGATCCGTTATCGGGCGGAGCACCGGGAGACGGTAGTCGAGCGGGCCGTCGAAGTCCTGATCCCAGTCCTTGGGGTCATCCCCATACACATGCGGTTTGTCAGCCATCTGGAGCTCCTCTCATAACTTCCCCACGCCCTCACGGAAACGCGTATAAGCGATTATATCGCCTTTTTCGTCGGTTGCCGCTCCAAGAAACTCGAGGCTTCCTCCGCGCGGCAGAAGGATCTCGAGCTGCCCCTCCCCTTTGTCGCTCTTTACGCCTTCGAGGTACAGGCAGTGGGTGTTCTGAGGCACGAGGATGCGCACGACCATCTTCTCCTGCGCGGCATCCTGTTGGCCGTGGCTTATGTCAACGCCGTCCTTCTTGAGCGTCGTTGACATGAAACCGGGGACATCGAAAGTTTCCCCATCCTCCTTGTTAAGGAGCTCTTCAGGTGAGGTGACGCCGAACGTGTCGAATCGCATGTACCGGCTGACGCTGAACTGCTGGATCGTCCGGCTCCGACCAATGACGGAGTCCAGCACCGAAGCTTCCTCCGCGACGCCTTGCGGAAGCTCGCCATCCGCGAACAACGCAGCGTTGATGCGTTTGAAGCTGCCGCTCTTCCACCTGCGCACCGCCGAACGCTGGGCTCGCGTGAACCCACTCCTCAACCCCTCGAGGTCGTCCGCCCGCGCGGAGAGATGCCTAAGCGACCGTGGAGTGATGCCAACCCAGCTGGTCGGGTCGGACAGCGCATCAGAGGCGTCCTGCGCCAGGGGCGCCGCGTCCGTGACCATGCCGCCGCCGATCCGCCGCATGACGCTCAGGATGTCCTTGTACGAGTAGTTCCCGGCGCCACGCTCCGCGTCAAGCCTCGACCTCGCGGCCGTGTACAGGCGCTGGTACGGGTCAGGGTCGTAGCCGGACAGCTCCTGCTTGCCGAAGCTCGGCTCGATCATGCAGTCGCAGTGCCGGTGGTAAGTGCTCCCCAGCCCCGCGGATTGGGCCGTCCAGTACACGAAGCCGCGGCCGGCGAGCATCGTGCAGAACGCGCACGTCACCGCGCCACGCGGCACGCGAGCATACCTCGGTTTCGCGGGGTCGCGCCTGACGAGAGTCTGCGTCCGGTCCCTCGCCCCTTGGCGGATCATGTCGCCTGCGACCTGCTGCCAGTCCTCCATGGACATCGCGCCGCCATCATGTGCGGAGCCGCTGGCGGCGATCCGCCAGAAGTCATCGATGGCAAGGCCATGCCCCTGCCCGTTCATGAGCTCTGTGAACGTGAGGCCGGGCTCGTCGGTGTTGGTCGAGCCTCCGGCGACCCTGTAGAGCGTCCTGTCCGGGTCGATGGTGCCCGGGTGTTCGAAGCCCGGGAGGTCAACACCGTGCTTCTGCCAGAGAGAGCGCACCGTGTCGTAGTAGTTGTCGGCGAGCTGCCCCGCCGCCCTTGTCTCCTCCCTGATGAGGTAGGGGATGTCCTGGCGGTGGATGCCGCCAGCGTCATAGGCCTGCTCGATTTCCTCCGAGAGCTCGTCGGCGAGGTTCTGGAGTTCGTCCTGGTATTCCCGCCACGCGGCGTCGAGTTCCCTGCGGAGTCCGGGATCGCTGGACGTGGACAGGCCGCCGCCCTCTGGGCTGAACGCGTCACTGCTGCCCGCCATCGGCACCCCCGTTCACCGTGTCCCGCCCGGTCTGTTCGCCGGTCGGGGTGGGGCGGGTGATCGCGTCGATGCGCGCCTGCGCGCGCTGCTCCTGCTCGCGCGACCTCACCCCCGCGATCTCCGCCTCGTCCAGGCCGAGACGGCGCAGGGCGACGTCGCTCCCAGCGTACGCCTGGTTCACGCTCGCGACCTTCGTGTAGAAGTCCGCGCGTGCCGCGTCGCTCACCACCCGGGTCGGCGCCCACACCGGGGACACGCCCTCCAGGACTGGCACGTCCGTCGTGCCGTTCCTCAACTGGACGGCCATGCGCATCGCCTGCATCAGCGCGTCCCCGAACACGACGTTCTGCCGGTCGGCGACACGGGTCAGCTCGTTCTCGCTCGCCGCCAGGGCCTCAGCGCTCGTCGGGTTCGACAGGCGGATGCCCAGACGCTCCGCGGGGATGTCCGTCTCCGCGCTGGCGAGCATCGCAATCGTCTCCAGCATGTCGCCGTGCGGCTGCATGCTCGCCTGCGTCACCTGCCGCATCTCCGGCACCAGCCCGTCCTCGTCACGGCTGACCGCGTTCACGCTGCTCACGAGGCTCTTCCACGTGCCGGCGGTGAACGCGTTCGGGTCGAGCCCGAGGAACCACAGGCGCGGCGCGCTGTAAAACTCGGCCGTGGCCTCCATGCGCACCATCGTACGGAACGCCATGTCGATGAGCGCCATGAGCGACCTGTTGATGCGGCTACGCCCGAACGGCCTGTCCATCTGCGCGTCGTACACGAACGGCACGACGCCCACACCCCGGAGCACTGTCTCGTGCAGTTCCCCGACCCACTCGCCGCCCACCCTGTGACACTCCCAGTTCCTGCCGGGCAGCCACACCGTGAACGCCGTGATGCGGCCGTTCTCGTCGTCGTCCGTGATTGTCAGCGCGCCCTCCATGCGTCGGCGGGCAGGGTCCCACAGGCCGGCCGACCAGTCGGCGGAACGGGGCACGACCAACGGCGTGGGCTCCGGCTCCTCCGGGTCAAGGTCGACAGTGAGGAAGGAGCACGAGTGCTTGTAGCAGCTGACGATCGCCTCGCCGACGTCCGTGGCCAGACGGTTCGCGGCGCAGATGTCCGAGACTCCATCCGGGTCGCCGTCCGGTGTGGCGAACCCGCGGAACACGCTCTTGTCGGAGAGCGCGCGGACGCTTTTCTGCGCCCAGCCGACGACGTTCCCGGCGCGCGAGCGGATGTTCGGCGGGATGCTTATCCCATAGTCACGGAACCGGTTCCGCGCGTCGTAGTATGCGCTGCGCAGCACATTGCGCGGGTACTTGTCCCGCCAGACGCGTAGGAGACGGCGCGTGACCGCAAGATCACCTCCGGGCATGCCGTCGATGCTTGTCACGTCGGCGGACTCCACCGCAATGAACGGCTTGCCCGCGTGCATGGACATGTCAGGCATTTTCAGACCATCACTTTCTGCTGTCTGCCGGGGTGCCTCCGGCTGGTGAACGCGCCGTGCAGCGCGAGGGTCACCGCGACCAGGGGGCTTATGTCAATGTCAGATCCGGTGCGCTGCCACGCGGTCATGCCGCCCTGTCCGACGGTGCGGAGGGTGGCGCGCAGCGCGGCGTCCGCGAGCGCCGGCTGGTCCGCTGCCGGCAGGTGCGTGACAGTGCGCGCGCCGAGCATGTCGAGCATGCGGCCGGTCGCCTGGGCGATGTCCCTCGCGCCGGTGACCGTGACCTTGACATGCCGGGCCTTGAGGTCGGGCAGGAGGCTGAGCGCCGGGCTCTGAGCGTCGATGACGACGGCGGAAGCATGCGGCCACCTGTCTGCGAGCCAGTCGACCGCCCACCGCGTGCCATGCTCGTGCACGCCCTGGCATGCGGCGAGTTCGACGTGCGCGGTGCCGTCCGGGTAGCGGGCGCACGCTCCGATGCTGATCTCCGACCGGTCGGGCGGCATGTCCACGCCGAAGCTGACGGTGCCGCCGTCCGGCCGTGCCGTGACTTCGGTCGCCTTCCACGTCTCCGGGGTGATGACCCCGGCACCGCCGGTCTCGTCCCAGATGCCCAAGGCCTCGCGGCGGAAGTCATCCTCGGGCAGGAGCTGGCGCATGCGGATGATGCTGTCCTCGCTGGTGCGCAGCGGGTAGCTGGGGTTGGCCTTGGCCCATGCCTCGCGGTCGTCGCTGTCGCAGTCGCGCGGCGCGGCGAGCTCGACGTAGGCCATGCCTTTCGCGTTGCCGGCCTGCGCCTGGCGGCGCTTCGTAGCGAACACGTCCGACGGGTCGCCCGGCTTAGGCGGGTTGCCAAGGAACACGGCCAGCGGGTCTGTCGCGGTGTTCATGACCGGGATCATGTTCGACAGGGCGCGGTCGGTGAGGATCTGTGATTCGTCGAAGACCTCGACGTCGGCGCCGTGCAGGCCGCGGCCGAAGCCGTTCTCGCGCGCGCCGAACATGATGCGGCTCCCGTTGGCGAACACGATCTCCTGCTGGCCGTTCGCGCGGCGGATGTGGTCGATGTGCCGCGCCACGGCCGGCATCTGAGCCAGAGAGCACATGTCCGCGAAAGTCTCGTCCGACGTGCGCGTGTGATGCGCCGTCCAGATGACCTTCAGGCCGGGGCTGAGCATGCACTTGACGAAGAAGGCGGTGCCGAGCGTGTATGTCTTGCCGATCTGGCGGCATGAGCTGACGGTGAGGCCACCCTGCCCGCAGCAGTAGCGGCCGTCCGAATCGCGGCTGAAGAGGATCCACAGGAGCCCGGCCTGCCACGGGTCGTAGTCGATGCCCATGCGGGCGGCGACGGTGCGGATGCGGTCGAAGTCGCTTCGGACGGCCTGTTCTTCCGGCCATTCGAGGACGGCGGCGACCTCAGACAATCGCCTTCCCCGCGCCATCGCCGGCCTCCTGTGTCAGATTCTGAGTGTCCGCATCATCGCCCGCGTCGATGTCGAGGAGCGGGTCGCCGCCCTCGAGCCGGTCGAGGCGTTCCACGACCGCGATCAGCTGGCGGCTTATCGCCGCCAGGGCGTTCGCCGGCGTATCCGGGTCATCCAAGGCCTGCGAGAGGCGGTCGCGGTTACGGCGCAGCACGTCCTCGAGGCTTTCGTCCATCATGCGCTTGAATTCGTCACGGCTCAGGTCCGGGCGCTCTTTCGCCTGTTTGGGCTTGGGTGCTGGCTTCGCGGTTTCTGCCGCCGGCGGCCGCGTGCCGTCGGCCTTGGCCTTGCGTGCCCTGACCTTCGCCTTGTTGCGGCATTTCTCCGAGCAGTACTTCTGCGGCTTCCCGCCGCCGCGGGGGCGGAATTCGGAGCCGCATATGATGCATTTCATCCCTAGCTCCGTTCCGTTCCGTTCGCCTGTGGTTCCGTTCCGTTCCTTTGGGGGAGGTAGTGGCCCTTTGCCCGGGGGGGCCGCGGCCGGGCGGCGGGGGTCACCCGCCCACCCACCTCGAACGACTGTTCGAAGAACACCTGTTTACGCACGAACGTTCGAAAATCTTGTCCGTTTGTGCGAACGCATGCGATGCAATGCATCACCATTCGCTCGCACGGTTGCGGCGCGAGCTCGCGCGCCACTCAGCCGACGGCTCCACGCCCTGGAGCATGGAGCGCGCCGCCTCGGGCGACCGTGCGCCGCGCCTCTCGTTGCAGATCCGATGCGCGAGCCGCACGTTGTCCCAGTCGAACGGGTCGCCGCCTCGGCTGACCGGCACGACCTCGTCCACCTCACCGCTCCACGGGTGGCCGGGCGGCAGGCTCTTGTCCACCGGCCGGCCGCACAGCCAGCACACGTCGTAGGCGGCGAGCACGCGCTTGCGCAGACGAGTGCGGCGGCTGCCGTTGCGTCGGCGCGGGTTGCTCTTGGATGTCATGGTGGGGCCTCCGGTATCGGGCCGGCACGCGCGTATACACTGCGGCGGGAGGTCTGGGGCGCCTGAAAAGGGACGAAGGACGCCCCGGGGGTTGCGCGCCGCCACCTGGTGGCGGGCCCCGTGCGCATCCGGGCGGCTGGGGAAATCAACACCAAAAAGCCACGCCGCTCGCGGATACGACGAAGGCCAGCCCCATAGGACTGGCCAACACTACTAACAATAGCGTTTCACCTCGTCCTGTCAAGCGGCGTGTCGAGCGCGTCCAACAGGGCGCGGCACGACACGCGGTAGACTCCGTCGCCCAGGCTGTCCCCGGCGAGCTTGCCCCTGTGGATCCAGACTCTGACGCGTCGCCCGGTGACGTGCACGCCGGTCATGGCCGACAGCCAGCGCGCTATCTGCGCGGGAGTGCCCGACACCTCGTGCCATGCGGTCTCCTCGCGGATTCGCTCGGCCCTCGACTCCTCGAGCACGCTCACGAGGCTGACGGTGCCGCACACGCGGCACCGCACGGTCGCGTCACCAGCGCAGGCGAACAGCGTCTGCCCGCAGCCGGGGCAGTCGCCGACCGGCCTGCGTTCCGCGGGCGGGTCGCATAGGCGCTCGCACCTGGCGAGCATGCTGTGCGTCGAGTCCCTCGCGTACCCGGCCTCGTGGCTCTTGGCGGCGATGCGGTCGAGGCCGGTGACGGCGACGGCGAGGCACCGCCTCCAATCATGCACGCACCACATGCGCTCGTCCGCCAGCGTGGCCAGCCAGCGCACCCACAGGTCGAGCTCCTCGAGCTGCATACTGGCCGTCCAGTCCACCGGCTGCGGCGGCGTGCCCTTGCGCGGCCCGCCGCCCTGGGGGCGGCTGGCCTGCCGCATGGCCTTGGACTGGAGCGCCGCGCGCACGCCCGGTATGCTCTCCAGCTCACGCCTCCACTCGCTTGTGCATTTGTCGCATAGGCGCGCGCCGCCTGTCTTGGCCTTGCATGACTGGCAGATGCTTCCGCTCATTGCTCCTCCTCGTCTTGGTCGAATAGGGTCAGGGGCGGCTCCTCGGCCGCCCACGGGTCGCCCGATACTGGCCGCGCAGAGGGTAGGAACGACGTGTCCTGCGCGGGCGCCCCACCCTCCGGCATGCCGGTGTCCGCGCCGCCGATGCGCGGCGCACGGCACACGTGCCTCAGCAGGTACGTCTCCCCCGCCCGCCACCCGTAGGGCGGCACCTGCGTCAGAATCGAACACCCGGCACCCGGGTGCACCACGAGACGGCCGGGCGTGCGGCGCATCACCTGCGCCTCAGCCATCTCCACCTGTGTCCGCACAGGGTATGGGTCCCAGTCCTCCACGATCCTGTCGCGCGTACGCAGGACCGTCTTGCCGCACCCGGGGCACCGGCCAGCCGTGATGCCGCTCCCGTGCCGGGTGATCTCCGCAATCCAGCTCATGCGCCCGCCTCGCTCACACCACGCTGGACGCTCCGCCATATCGTGTCCACCTCCGAGTCAGGCAGGCCACTGCCACGGCCGCGCTCGCGGACGTCGGCCTCGATCTGCGTGGAGTTGTCCGAGTGGTGGTAGAGCCTGCCGAACGCCCACTTGTAGAGGGTGCTGTTGCGCTGGCCTTCCGGTATCGGGGTCATGTCCGCATGCCACGTGCCGCCTTTGCCGGCGGCTGACGCGTCGCGCGTGGCCGTCTTGAACGCCTGCATGCCGGCTATGCCCTGGGCGGCTGGCGTGTCCGTGTACCCGTGCGCGACGAGCCACTGGCAGAGCTGGGGCGTGAGGTCGGGCACGGCCTCGCCGTCCGGCGGAACGTCGAGCAGCGTGTACCTGCCAGCGTCAGTCACGCTGCCCGCTCCGATGACGTAGCCCTTGCGTTCGGCGCGCATGTCGACTGGGATGCCCTGGGCGTGCACCGCGTCCTTAAGGTGGCCGCACATCGCGTCGGGGATGCGGTAGTACAGGTGGGCGCCTCCGCTGGGCGTGCCAACCACGAACGTGCGCGGCAGGCGCTCGCCGCCATACGATCCGGTCTCACGCTGGAGCACGGTCCACCCGTCGGCCCCGCCGCCTTTGTCGGTGTCGAGGTCGAGCACGCAGTACCCGGGCGCGGGGATCACAGCGTACACAGGCGAGTCCGGGCGTTTGGACGTGTCCACGTCCGGCGCTTCGACGAGCTTCTTCCAGTTGACTGCCACCTTGTCCGGGCGGGCTGGCACGTAGTCGCATGCGAACCCGTACGAGTCCGGGGTCGCGTCCGGCGCGGGCACGTCACCACCGTCAGGCAGTGGAACGGGTACACGCTTGGAGGCCTCCTCAGCCTCAGCCGCCTCGGCCATGCGCCGTGCCTCCTGCCACGCCTCGCGATACGGCGCGAACCTCGCCTCGTCAACCACGCCAATGCACCTCACGGCCTTGCCTTGCGACTTGTCCCAGACGACGCCAAGGCGGGCGAGGCCAAGGCGGGCGAGCGTCTCCTCCTGCACGCTGCGCTTGGGCGACACGCTGACCAGCAGATCGCCGACCGCGGTCTTCCCGCCGCCGTCGCATACGGCTTCAACGATGTCCTGCTCCTTGTCAGTCAGTTTGAGCGGGTCTGCCAGGCTCACGTCATGACGCGGCTCGTCGCCACGCATCAGCCACAGGTCACACGACGCCATCAGGAAGCCGAGGCACCCGTGCTCGCGGCGGAACTCGACCACGTCACCAAAACCGCCGGGCCTCTCCGGCCCGCGCATGCGAACGAACGCGTACCGGCGCAGACTCGCCTGGCTACCGTCCGTGAGGAAATCGTTGTTCGTGGCGATCACAAGCGTCGCCGACGGGCTGAAGCTCACCGCGTCCCGTCCGATCAGACGCGCGGTGATCGCGCCGCCCGTACTCACCTTCTTGAGCGTGGTCATGTCCGCGAGGCCGATGCTGTCCGCGTCATCGTCGAAAACCCACAGGCGGCCGATGAGCCTGTGTGCCTCCTGCTGCTTCTCGAACCCACGTCCTCCGGCCAGCGTCGCGGCGTCCACCTGGGCGACGCAATCCGGGAAACTGTCAGACAGGCTGCCGAGCAGGAGGCTCTTGCCGTCGCCGCCCTGCCCGTGGAGCACATACGTGATGTGCTTCCACTTCTCGAGCATCGGGGTGGCCCACATGCGGGTGAGGTTCTCCGCGCTCGCCTCGTCCGCCGTCAGGCTGGCGAGCATGTCAGCCGCACGGCAGGCAAGCCCCTCGTCGTATGCGCAGGGCACGGTGAGGATCCACGCCTGTTCGCTGGCCTCCTTCCACCCCGGCTTGCCTTCTCGTATGAGTGTCACGTGCCCGGTCTGTGGGTCGCGCGCGTAGATGCGGTCGGCGAACCGTATGCCGCGGTGCACGCGTAGGAGCGGCCCGTCCTGCGTTCCGTACACGCTCATTTTCGCTGCCTCTGTCTTGATCTGCTCGTCCCACATGGGGTTGGCTTCGCCTTTTCCGGCGTGGTACGCGTCGGCGAGGCTTTCGACACGCTCCCACCCGAGTTCGGCCATGCGGCCTGTCGGGTCTACGCGCCGCCGGTATAGGTGCTTGCCTTGATCGTCGAGGAGGAGCCAGCAGTTGGCGAAGTCCCACACGGCTTTCGCCTGCCAGAGCGAGCAGGCGGGCACTGGCGTGAATTGGCGCCGGCCCTTATTGTCGAGGCTTTCCTCGTTGTAGGTTGGCAGGCAGACGTACCGGTTCATGCGGTCGATGAAATCGAATTCCTCCGCGGTGCCCTGGTGGATGTTGTGCAGGGCGCTGGGGAAGTACTTGGGGCCGTCGGGAATGAGCGAACATTCCCACAGCGCCCATCGTGTTCCGTCCATGGTGTCTCTCGATCCGTGGGCGGCCTTACACTTCTTACGCTTCTCTCGCGCGCGCGTATAGATTAAAAGTAAAACAAAACACACACGCTATATACCGTTTAGGCGTAAGAAGTGTAAGGCCGCCTGTTTTTTGTTGATTTTCCAAGCCTCATGCCCTTACGCTTTCGCGTAATGGAAGCGTAAGGGCGTAAGGTTTTTCGGTTTAGAAGTCGGCGGGACCGTAGGGGTCGGCCTGCTGTCCGCCGGTGAGGCGCTGGATTTCGGATTCGGGAACGCCGAGTGCGCGGAGCTGGTCGGCCTTGGCCTGCGCGTCCGTCTGCGCTGTCTGCGCGTGCTGTGCCGGTGCCGACTGCTGTGCAGCCTGTGTGAACGTGCTGGTGCCGGCGACGGTGTGCTGGCCGCGCGTCAGCTTGTACTCCCACACTTTCTCGCGGAAGCCGCTCTTGGTCTCCTTGGTGCCTTTGAGGGTGACGGTGAGCACGTCGCCCTCGCCCGGGGTGAACCCGGCGTCGCGGACTGCAGCGCCGAACGCGCGTGCCTGGTCGCCCCACTGCTTGATCCACACGCCGCGCAGCCCGTCGTCGTCCGGGTCGTCGCGGAGCGTGGTCTGGATGGTGATGACGGTCTTCATGAGCTGCTTGCCGGTGAACTTGCTGATGACGGGCTTGCCGGTGCCGAATTCGGTGGCCGGGACCTCGCGGCTGCCGGTGATGGTGCCGGTGACGGTGTCGCCGGGCTGGCTGCTGCCGTTGAATGCGGCGCGGGTCTTCTCGCCCTGCTGGGTGAATTCTTCGAACATGATGGTCTCCTTGGTTAGTTGTTGTTGTTGGTCTGGTATGTGGGTTCGATGGCTGGGATGAGGCGCGTCCACCGGTCGGGCACGTCGATCGTGGGTGCCTTGCGCGTGGGCGGCGTGAACGGCGTGAGGGCGGGGGTCTCGTCCTCCCACGTGTTCCACTCGTGGCCGCTCGCGCTGCCGGGCAGGAGCGACGCCCAGGCGAGCGCCATCTCCGTGCCGTCCCTGTCGACGATGGCCTGGAGGATGTCGAGGGTGAGCTGGGCGCGGTTCCACGCCCACATGGCGGGCTTGGGGTCGTACGACCACTCGTAGCTCCACCAGTCGCTCAGGACGCGCGCGTCGCGTGGGATGTAGACGAGCGCCTGCCGTTCCGGTGGCGTGCCCTCCTGCTCCAAGGCCCACCCGTAGAGGGCTTGCTGGACGAGGTACTGCTGGCTGGGGCCGTCGGCCTGCGCGTGCTTGAGCGTGTACGCCCCGACGTTCTTCCAGTCCACGGTCGCCCTCTGGTCGGGCATCCATAGGTCGATGCTCCCGCCGACGTGCCACTCGTGCGACGTGGGGTCGAGGAGGGTGCGGCTGTGGAGCGTGCCGACGCGGACGCGCTTCTCGGCCTCCCATTCGCCCTGCCATTCGTTGTCCCCGTCGGGCCTGTGACCTCCCAGGTGGTGTTCGAGCCACGCGTGCACCGCCGTGCCCTGCGTGGGCAGCCATGGCATGTCCGCCAGCTGGAGGGGTTCGCGCTGGAGGAGCTTCATGGCGAGCTCGTGCGGGCTGTCGGTGCCGAGCTCGCTGGGCCCGATGGCCTTCTGCAGACTGCGGGGGTGGCTGGCGATGGCGGTGTCGATGGGGTCTAGGACGGCCTGTAGGACGCTGCTTCCGAGCGGCTTGGGCTTCCAGTCGCATTCGCGCTGTTCGGCCGTCTGCGGTGCCTTCCCGGGCTTCTGCGGGGCATCCGCGTCGCCGTTGGCGGCGGCGTTGACGATTGCGAGGATCGCGTTACTCGTGTCACTCATGGCCGGCCTCCGTCACGCTGGCGGTGACCCACGGCTGGCCGGTCTTCGTGCACTCGTCGGGCACGCCGCCGGGTATGAGCTGCTGGAGCTTGCTGAGCGGCTGGGGCTTCGGCACGTAGTAGGCGGCCGTCGCCGCGCTCAGCGGATACGCCTGCTCGAATCTCTTGGCGTCGAGGGTGCGGCGTCCCGCGTGGACTTCCACGGTCACGCCACCGTAGTCGTGGGCCTTGGTTGTCTGGATCGCGGCGAGGCGGCGGCCGATGCTCTGCTTCTCCTCGTCGATGGCCTTCTCCTGCTCCTGGAGGAACAGGAGGCGGCGTGCGAGGGCGCCGGCCTCGTCCGTCTTCGCGGCTTCCTCGGCCGTGCCGGTGGTTGGTGCGTCTGTCATTTGAGTTCCTCCTACTTGGTGGTTTTCTTTGTGGTTTTGTGGGTCTTGTAGTAGGCGCGCATGCGCTCCCTGTGCGCCTGGTGGCGGCAGGCCTCGGAGCAGTGCCTGCGCCGTCCGGGCGGGAGCGGCTTGCCGCACTCGGCGCACACGCGGGTATCGGTGACCCTTACGTGCTTGCGGCCGCTCCCCCGGTGCGTCTCCCGGTCGTGCGACGCCCCGGGATCCATGGCGCGGCGCTCCAGCATCGATATGCGGTGAGCTTCCGCACGGCACTCCGCGCCGCAGTACGAGTGGTGCCGGGTCGTGGGGAGGCGCCGGCCGCACACGAGGCACTTGCCGGGCCCAGGGTCGGGGTGTTGGGCGTGCCACGCGCGGCAGACGCGACGCAGGTACTCGCCCTCGCACACCCGGCTGCAGTAGCGGCGCTCCAGTCCGTGGAGTGGCGCGCCGCATTCGACGCACTCGCCGTCACGCGGATCGGCGGCAGGTGGCTCCTCGCCGCCGGCGAGGTCATCGTCCCGGCGGGTGGCCGCGTGGCCTTCGCGCATCCGGCGGATGAGGTCGGCCTGCTGGCTGAGCACCTTGTCGATGTCGAGTGGGCGGCTGTCCTCCGGCTGCCACGTGCGCACGTGCCGGTTCTCGACCGCGAGCCGCTTGTCCTCGGAGTAGCGGCGGGAGCATGCCGGGGAGCCGCACACGCTGTCGCCGTACGTGTCTCCGTCGAGGTATTTGCCGCAGTACGCGCAGTGCCTGCGCCACCCGGTCATTCCGCGTCCTCCTCGTCGCCGATGGGCAGGCCGTGGTTGAGGAGGCGGCAGAGGGTTTCGAGGGTCATGATGGCCCACTGGCGGCCCACTCCGTCGAGAGTCGAGATGCCGGTGCCGAAGCGCTTCTGCACGAGGATCGGCATGACGCTGTCCTTGTTCCCGGCCTCGACTTCGGCCTCCCGGTAGTGCTGGGCGAGGTCGAGGCGCGTGGTGTTCTTCACCTCGATGGTGACGGGCTCGCCCTGGAGGTACACGCCGCCGATGTCACCGACGTCCATGCTGCCGTGGAGTGTCTCGCGGTGGATGCCGTGGTCGCCCAGGGCCCATGCCATGTAGTCGACGACGGCGGTTTCGAGGCGCGTGCCTTTCTGCTTCTGCCTGCTCATTGCTTGTCCTCCTTCCATCCGCCGGTGGCGGTGATGACCTTGTCGATGTTTGCGAGCGCGTCGACCGTCGCCCGGTATGTCGTGGCGTCGCCCGCGTAGACGGCTCTCCTGAGTCGGCGGGCGAGGGTGCCGACGGCGAGCGCGAGCGCGTCGTTGACATGGCCGCTGTCTCCGTCCCGGGCGGGCTCATTGGCCTGCGCCGTTTTCTTCGCCCGCTCCTTGGCGCGGGATTTCGCGATTTGCTCCTTGCGCGACTTGACGCGGCATGAGTCGCAGAACCGGTTCCTGTGTCCGCCGTTGACGGGTTCGCCGCACCTTGGGCACGGGTGCGCGTAGATGTACGGCGCCTCCGGCTCGGCCGGCTTCGGCTCCGGATCTGGCGTCGGCGCCTGCTCGGGAACCGCCGGAGTCTTCTCCGCCGCCGCATCGTCCGACTGCTCGTCGCCTTCTCCGTGGTGCGCCTGCCAGACGTGCACGGCGAGGCGTGCGCGCCGCCCGTACTCGTCCTTGACAGGCACGTCCAGGCGGGGGCGGGATGCGAGGTCGCGCAGCTCGTCCTCGCTCCACTCGTCGCCCCTGATCGTCACAGTCTTGCTCACTTGTAGACTCCTTCCTCCGTCGGCCTGATGCTGACGGTGTGCGCGGGGCGCCTGATGGCGTCCGCGGCTTGCTCGGTGAAGAACGTCTGGGATTGGACTTGCCAGCGTCCCCTGGTGTCGCGTGTGAGCCACGTCCAGTGGCCGTCCGCGTTGTGGATCCACAGGTCGCCGCCCGCGTCCATCCAGATGACTCCCTTGGCCCTGATCGTCGTCACTGTCCCGGCTCCTTCCCTCGCTTTGCCTCGTGCCTGGGCTCGGGTGTTTCGAGCGAGTCGGTGCCGATGCCAATGGCGGCCAGCATGAGCGTGACGCTCACCGTGAGGCAGCCGACCCACGGCCAGCCCTCGAGGTGGTCGTACCCCCACCACAGGAGCGTGCTGGCCGCGAACACGAGCAGGACGGCCATCAGGCCTTGGAGGAGGCGGAAGGCGACGCTCCCCCGCTGCCGACGGCAGTCGCCGGGCATGGTGTGCCGGCGCTCCTGCATGTTGGCTGCTATCCACTCCTCGAGGTCGCTGATCGTGTAGCCGATCCTGTCGAGGAACTTCCAGTAGCGTGGCCCGTCCTCGTGGTTGGCGCCGCGCCCGTTGGTGCGCCAGTGGCGGAGCGTCTGCCTGGTGACGCCGAGGTACTGGGCGGCCTCGGTTTCGCTGATGAGGTCTTCGAGGCGCGGCTTCGCGTCCTTGCTTGCGCGTGTCATCGCGAGCCTCCTTCCTTGAGTGCTTTGATGGCTTTGCCGGCGGTGGCGCGGATGGTCGTGAGGTCGGTCTTGGTCAGGTCGATGACGATGCCCATCTGTCCGGTGGGCGTTCCGTCGTAGTGGCGGAAGCTGCCGTTGATGACGAGGGTGGCGGCGTACCCGGGCAGCTGGGGTGGGCGGATTTCGAAGCCCCATGACTCGTTCGCGAGGCTCATCGCTCCACCACCTTCCGGGCTCCGTCCGCCGGGGCGTACTTGTCGAGGAAGTAGCGTTGGCCCTTGCCGGTGACCTTGGGCGTGCGGTTGAGCGTGACATGCCCGTCGGGGCAGGTGATGGCTGTCTCCTTGATGCGGAACAGGCCGGAGTCCACGTACTTCTGGAGCGGGACGTTCCTGTTGCTTCCGCTTTTGCCGAGGTATCCCTCGTCGCGCAGGCGGGCGAACAGGCGGTTCTGCCCGGTCCGGTACCCGGCCTGCGTGAGCATCTTCGCGAGCTCGCCGACCAGGCACGTGCCGTCGCTTGCGGACACCGCGTCGGCGAACAGGACCTTCGGCTTCTGCGCTTCGAGCTGCGCGGCCTGCTCCACGAGGCGCGCCTCCTGCTCCCTGACCTTGCTTTCGAGCCACCGCATGCTGGCGAGCGCCATCTGCTCGGGGGTCATCTGCTCCTGGCCGAGCATGTACCCGCCGTGCCGGCGGATGCTCGGCAGCACCTCGTGCGTCACCCAACGCTGGAACGAAATGACGAACTCCCGCCTCTTGTCGTCCTTGACCCACGATGACCTGCGCTGCATGATTGCGCGATAGAATCCAGACTCATTGAGAGTCGTCATCTGCTGTGCTCCGCCAGGGGTACGCAGAATCTGCGTACCCTTCTCGTCATCATCAAGAAGGCGTGTGAGTTGAGCAGCGTCGCGGTACCCGAGTGCCTTGGCGATGTCGCTCGCTACGAACCACGGTTCCCCGTCATCTCCGCGCATCGCGCGGACCGTGCCGAACTCCGGGCTGTCGAACTCCTGCATGTCCGTGCAGGGCTTGGTATCATTTGTCTGGGCCATTCGAATCGCTAATCCTTTCTTGTTTGGCTCACGCCCGCAGTTGCCGCTGCGGGCTTTTTCATTGCTTGCACGATGGCTTCGGCTGGGTCGATTCCCCCGGCGTCGGCTATCGCGATGAATTGGCTGAGTCGCATATCGTCGTTCCTCAGCATTTGTGAGACGGTGGGGCGCGCGTAACCTGTCAGCCGAGCGATCGCCGTACCTGTCATGTCGCGCAGAAAGAGGCTGACTCGCAGCGATCTCACTACGGAGCTTGAAACTTTCAGCGCCTCGTCCTTCCTCATCGATTCGTACCTCCTTGTTGTGTGCAGGTGTATACAACCTGCGTGATTCAATGTATACACCTGTACACAAAAATAGTCAATTGCGACACGCCGAATACACATGTACACTTATGGCATGGCTACGAAATATGAGTGGACGCGGATAGACCATGCCGCGCAGCAAATCCTTGCCAACGCAATAGACAGGTCGGGCAAGTCATACCGGAGGATAGCCGACGAGTGCGAGGTGAACGTCAGCTTCGCCCGCATCAAAGACATACACAACGGCCTCCGCGCCCCGGTGCGTCTTTCTGAGTTCATAGCCATCTGCTGGGTGTGCGGCATACGTCCAGAGGACACAATTAGGCAGATCATCATCAAGGCCGCGGCGGAGGAAGACGCATCCATCGATGACGACATGGATGCGCCGTTGACCGCCGACGAAATCATGACGCTCGCCGCGAACACCGACCCCAACCGCGACATGGAAGCCGGGACGCCACGAGACTAAAGGCGCGGACACGCCGAACCCATTGCAAAAAGCAAATAAATCCGATAGCATACCAAGCGTGAGAAAGCTGGGCGATGTCCAGTTCGTAAAGGCCGCTTATCGGATTCTTCCGAATAAGCGGCCTTTGCGCATCTCATGGAGGACACGGTGTACAAGCCGTTCAAGACGATAGAAGACCAGGTCACGCTGCTCGAATCGCGCGGCGTGGAATGCGGGCGCGGCACCGATGCGACGCTGCTGCGGGAAGGATATTACTCCGTCATCAACGGGTACAAGGACCCGTTCCTGGACGCAGGCGCGACCATCGCCGCCGGCGACGACAGATACATCCCTGGTACACGGTTCGAGGACATCCTCCATCTCTTCGATTTCGACAGGCGGCTCCGCCTGGCCACGTTCGGGGCGCTCACGCTCGCGGAGGCGGCGCTGCGCACCACATGCGCCTACTGCTTCTCCGAGATGCACCAGAACGAGCCGAATGCATACCTCAACCCACGCAACCTCCACCAGCCGCCGAAGGCGCGGAAGGACATCGTCGGCCCCATGATCGGGCAGATGAGGAAGATAATCGACAACGGGGGGAAGGACCCGGAACACGGAGGGAAGGGGTACCTGCACCACTGCCTCGCTGACCATGGCGGGGAGGTGCCGCTGTGGGTCCTCACCAACGACATGACGATCGGGCAGGTCACGAATTTCTATAGGGTCATGGGCAGCGAGGCGAGGGGCGCCGTCGCCCGCCAGTTCGAGTCGCTCTACGCCTCGTCCCACAGGAAAAAGAGGAGGATAACGTCGGGCAAGCTCGACTCGGTGTACAGCAGGGTCAAGAACTTCAGGAACATCTGCGCGCACGACGAACGCCTCTATTGCGCCCGCCCCTTCGGGGACAACAACTCCTTCGCGCAGCTCGCGACAGACCTCGAGCTGCTCCTGACGAAGCAAAGGCACCGGGAGTTCCTCCAACGCGTCGAATCCCTCATGCTCGGATTGGAGAGGGACCTGCCCGGGCACGCCGGCCAGATCTTCTCCGCCATGGGCGTCGTGAGCATCGACCGTCACCAGAAGTACATGGATTCGATCAGGGACAACTGATCGAACGCCACGCCGGAAGGGGTACCTGTTGGGGTTCGATGATCTGGCCGCGTGGGCGGCGCGGCTCGGGGTGCGCGTGGTGGAGCAGCCTTTGCCGTGCGGGTACTGCGGCGTGTGGGACTGGAAACGCAACCGCGTGATACTCCACTCGGGTCTCAACGACGTGCAGCGCCGGTGCACGCTGTGCCACGAGCTATGCCACGCAGAACAGGGTGACACGGCGTGCGGCGGCAGGGGCGAGGCGCACGCCAGGCGCAGGACCGCGCTCACGTTGATAAGCGTCGCCGACTACGCGACAGCAGAACGCATATGGGACGGGCAGGCGTGGGGCATGGCATGCGAGCTCGACGTCACCCTCCAGGTGCTGGACGACTACCGGCGCATCCTGCACGACCGCGGATAGGACGAGGCGGTGTGAGGTCAGAAGAGCGGCGTCTGCCTTCCTGCGTGCCGGTGTTCGATGACCTTCGTGATGGCGTCCCATCTCTCGTACATGACGCCGTCGCGTCCGATGCCGCGTCTGACGCGCATGACGGCCTTGAGCACGTCGCCCTTGGAGAATTCCTCGCCGTCGTCCATGCGCGCGGAGAACGCGGCATCCTCCATGGCCACGAAGCAGGGCGGCATGGTGCCGTCGGTGACGCGCCACTTGCCGTTGCGGCGGAAGGACAGGTCGAGCACCTGGATGATCTTGGTGACGTCTCCGGTGGTCTCCTGCGTGGATTCCGGGTCGTATGTGGCGATGGCTTCGGCGTCCGCGGCGTCGATTCGTTCCGTTTCGCTGTCGCCTGCGATGGTCATGTCCGTGACGCCCGCGCCGTCCACGGGCGCGGCGATGCCTTTGACGCCTTTGACGAACGCGGGGTCGGTCATGAGGCGGAGCGCGTCGCCGGTGGCTGTGATTGTGGTGCCGTCGGCCCATGCGACGGTCATCCCGCCGTCGGGTGCGGGTGTGGTGCGTTCCGGTGTGCCGTGGCGCGCCCTGTGGCGTATGAGGCCGATGGCGCCGATGATGGCGCCCGCGATGCCGGTGGCGTTGGAGATGGCGGTCGTGTCGTCGCCTATGAGCGCGTCCACGACCGTGTGCCATGTGTGGGTGAGGGTGAGGATGATGTCGAAGGATCCTGGGCGCGTGGCGTCGACGGTGAGGCTTGTTTCGGAGCCTGGGTCGATGGCTTCCCTGGCGGCGGCCGTGGCGGCCGCGAGCTGGACGAGGGCGTTGCCGAGCGTCGCGGCGTCCATGCTGTGGTCTGCGAGCGCGGGCCCGTCGTATGCGAGGGTCATCTGCGCGGCGGTGCGTCTGTTCGCCGTCATCGTGGTCTCCTTTCCGTGGCTTGTGTCAATCTTCGCACTGTCTTCGGCGTGTCGCGTGCCCCGCGTGTTGACATATCTATAGTTGCTGTGCTATTATAGTTTATGTAAGGAAAAGGAAAGGAGGTGAAACCCATGGACGACTTCTTCGACTGGGCTTCGATTGTCGTCGGAATCCTTCAGATTCTCGTCGGTGTCTGGGCTGTGCTCCGCGGCGAGGAACACTCCAAGCCGAAGCACTCGAAGCGCCACAAGAAGTAAAGACAGGGTTCCCGGTCGACCAACTACCGGGAACCCTCCCTACCAACGTAGTCCATGGGAGGCATCATGAGCAAGAAGAACACATGTCTCGGGGTCGCATGCGCCGTCGGCGCGGCCGGCACCATCTGCTGCATCCTCGCCGGGAATGACATCGCGGCCATCCTGTTCGCCATTGCGACGGGAATCGACGGATTCTTCGCCGGCTGGGGGCGCTACGGCTCCGGCAGCGAAGACGATGAGGAAGGCGGCGAGCGATGACCGCCGAAAGATTCCTCAGCTACACGGAGTTCGCCGAACGCATAGGCGTCCGGACCGGCGCGCTCGGCAACTACCGTCTGCCCGAGCCGGACGCGTACATCGGCCGCACGCGCGGGTGGAGGCCCGAGACCATCGACGCGTGGAACGCCTCGCGCCCCGGCCGGGGCGTCGGCGGCGGAAGGCCACGCAAGAACCCCAGGGCATAAATTTCAACTCACGCGGCCATCACGGCCACGAGGGCTCCCTACCGGGCGAAGAAACGCGCGGGCGCGGGCATCGACCCGGGCCTCACGGTGCACGACCTGCGGCACACGGCGGCGAGCATCATGGTCAGCTCCGGCGCGAACGTGAAGGCCGTCCAACGGCAGCTCGGGCACGCGAGCGCGAGCATGACGCTGGACGTGTACGCCGACCTGTTCGACGATGACCTCGACCGGCTGATGGGCGGCGTGCAGGCTCTCGTCGCTTCGGCGGATTGTGGGCAGAATGTGGGCAAACCCGTGGAGCCGGGCGTGTGAATCCAAGTGTTTGCAACTGTTCCTCGTGTTGGTGGCCGGGGGTTCAATTCCCCGCGGCTCCACTCTTTCCAAGGCCTCGCACCCGCAAGGGTCGCGAGGCCTTTTGCATTGCGATTACTGGGGTTTCGGGGGTATGTGCGAGATGCCGATGATGTGCGCCGGAAAGCGTTCCGGAAGTGTTCGAGAAATTATCTGCCGGTTTGTGGGGTCCCGGAGACGAAAGCCGCGACGCAGTTTCAACGATTTCGCGGCCTCTCTACTCGGCACACCCCCCGAAAACGACCCCACAAACCCCGAAATACACCCCGCCCGGGCACATCGAACACCCCGGAATGCGAATTTGCACATCCAGATCCGAGCCAGAAAACACAACCAGGAACGAAAAACTCCCGCACGCGGCAAGGCGGCATAACAGAAAGCCGCCCGAAGGCGGCTCCAAGAAACTCAAAAACAGGGCGCGGCTACTCGTCGGAACCGGGGATCTCGTCCTCCGGTACACCAGCGCGGCGCAAAAGCTCACGGCAGGCAAGCTGCGCACCCCAGTCCATCTCGTCCTCGCCCTCGGCAAGAAGCCGGTCGAGAACAAGCCTGACGGCATCCGGAGAACTCGGAACAGCAGCACTGACATCAGCAAGGTCTTGGACAAGGATATTCAGTGCCAACGAAGTGCAGTCGTTCCTATACACACTTTCGACGGACTCCTTCGCTTGAACAAGCCCATAGCGGTCCAAATCAGGAAGAAGCAGATTCATGGCCTCCCGGTATGTCTTCACTTCCATGCTGCGCCGCCTTCCGACCTTCCTGCCCCGCCGACACGCCGCTCCCGCAGGCAGAACCGACGGCCGGCAGGCGTTCGATACGCTCGAAGAGGCGTATTCCCCGGTTTGTGGGGTCGTTTTCGAAGGTCCGGCGAGTAGAGAGGCCGCGAAACCGTTGAAACTGCGTCGCCACCTCGGCCTTGGGGACCCCACAAACCGGCAGATAATTTCTCGAACACCCTCGGGCGATCACTCGTCCTTGTTGTCCTTCTCCTCGTCCTTGTCCTTCGCTGCACGAGTCTTCTTGGACCCCAGCGCGGTGATGATGCGGATCGCCTCGCCCGCGTCATTCGTATGCACGGCGTGCAGCAGGATGCCGTTGATGCCGGCTGTGTTACCCGTGTTCGGCAGCACCGCCTCCATCGCCTTGCCCATGCCGTCGAGCAGCTCGGCCGTGCGGTCGGTCCACCGCTCCCCCGCCTTATAGCGCTTGACGAGCTCGTCCCATCCCTTGGTCTTCATCACCGCCGCGGCGGCCGCGTGCACGGGCTGCGCCACCTTGTACGTAATATGCTCCGGCTCGGCGCGGCCCCAGCGCAGCGCGTCCTCGTTCTTGACCGGCGCGCAGCTGGCGTCCACGTAGGTCACCTTCGGCTCGTTGTCGTTCTCGACCACCTTGGTCGGCAGCGTCCCCTTGAGAATGAGGTCGTCGACCACATCCTCGCCCACGCCCCACGCCGCGGCGGCCATGGAGGGGTACACCCATTTCTTGTCCTTGCGCCCCTCCTGGGCCGCGGTCTCCTCTACCTTCTTGACGAAGGCGTTGATCTCCGACTGGGTCATGGCCTGTGCCGCCATATTTCCTTCTTTCTGCTGTTGGTGCTCTGGGTGTTGCTGCAATAGGTATTGGTGCAGGGGTTATTGGTGCCAGGGTCCGGAGGCGCTGCGTTCGACGCGCGCCTGGCGAGCGCCGGCAATGCGGTCGCGCCGTCAGCGCGACGATGGTTTCGACGATCGCACCGCCGGTGCGGCGTCGAGGGGGCCTCCCCATGCGACGCCGACCATCTGGTAGCCGTCCTTCATGCCGTCGCCGTCGGCGAAACCGAATTTCCGCGCGACGGCCATCATCTCCTCGAGGTCCGGGGAGCCGGATTCGACGGCGAGGTCGCGGCTGTCGGTCCATTCGCAGGGGGCGCCCTGCGACTCGCCCCAACCCATGGCGTATTTGCCGTCCGACGCGCGGCGGACCACGTAGATGGTGGAGGCGGAGCCGAGATCGGAGAAATCCACGAGCGGGTCATCGTCGGACCACTCGACGGCGGCGATTTCGTATCCGTCGTCGGGAACCGGGAGATCCGCGGCGGCACCGGCACCGGCTCCGTCCGCGGCGCCCACCGCATCGGCACCGTTCTCTTCGCGATGCGCGAAACCATACGACACGGCGGCGTTCAGGGCGTCGGCGAAGGTGGGGAAAGTGGTGGCGACGGAGCCATCGTCGGACCACGTCCAGTCGTGGTCACGCGGGTCGAGACCGTAGTCCACGAAGAACAGGCCGTCCTTCGTGCGCCTGATGGCGTAATCGACCCCGCCGTTGTCGCTCGTACGCAT